AGCCGCTGCTTGTTCCGCACGCAAAGCATCTGCGGCAGCATTTGTCAACGGGGTTTTATCCCCGATTAAATGGTCTTGGCTACCATCCTCTTCGTAGGCGAAGATTTCACCTGTTGCACTGACGTAGTGTTTCATTTTTGCTCCTTAACGCAATTCAGTCCAATTATTTAGCGCAAATCCGCTTCCACCAACAACGGTGTCTACCATATACGTGCTCCCGTTAGGGACAACGACAAATATAGGACATGAGTTGCTTAAATTGCCGTTTCTGCCTTGCCCTGACACAACAACTGAATCTACGTAAAAATTAAAATACGTTGATGTAGATACGTTATACACAGTAATTGCGACCTGAATTGGCCTGCCCGTACTGTTGGTATATGTTGTGTCAAGGGCTCTACTAGCAACTACATTTTGCCAAGTTTGAGACGCCCCAATTGGTTTTGCAGCGGTAGCCAAGTTTGTAACCGTCACCGTGCCAGTGCCTGAGACGTAATCTGCGGTGGTGGCAAAACCTGCGTTGGTAGCAGACCCTGCGTTGGTAGCATAGTTTGCTGAAGTTGAACTACCCGCCGAAGCTGCGTAAGTAGCAAACCCTGCGTTGGTGGCAGCGGAGGCCGAACTTGCAAAGGTAGAGCTGGTGGCAGACCCCGCACTGGTGGCATAAGTTGCAAGCGTGGCCAAAGTGGCTGTAGTAGCCAAAGTTGAGTTAGTGGCAAAAGTTGCGTTGGTGGCAAAGCCTGCGTTGGTGGCCGCGCCTGCGTTGGTGGCCGCGCCTGCGTTGGTGGCAAAACCTGCGTTAGTAGCCGATCCTGCGCTGGTAGCAAAGGTTGCATTAGTAGCTGAACCCGCACTGGTAGCCAAAGTGGCAAGTGTGGCCAGAGTAGCCAGAGTAGCCAGAGTAGCCAGAGTAGCGGTAGTGGCCAAAGTGGCTGTAGTAGCCAAGGTTGCGGTAGTGGCCAAGGTTGCGTTTGTGGCGCTGGCTGCGCTACCTGAGACGTTAATACCCCAAGTACCTGACGCGCCCGTACCTGTGGGGGATGGGACGTCCGTACCAATTGCTACCCCCAAATTTGTCCTTGCCCCAGATGCCGTGGTTGCGCCTGTACCACCATTGGCAACGGCCAACGTACCCGTCAGATTGGCTGCTTGTAGTTCGTAGAAGTTGGTTGCATCCGACCAGACCATGACCTTGGAACCATTGGTTACCGTAACCCCCGTACCCGCCGCTGTGGTGTTACCAATCACAGTCGAGTTGTAGATGGTCATCGAGTAGCCGCTGTTGTTCCAAATGATGTACGCTTTGGAAGCAGGGGGCGCGTATACGGCGAAGGCAGCGCCAGTCGTGGTGGTGAACCGCAACATGGCATACACAGATTGATTGCTTGCTGCTGTGGACGTTGGGCCGTTGGTGTATGTCAGGGCTTGACTGGCGGCAGTTACGCTGACCGTCTGATACCCGCTTACGGCAGTGTCTAGGATATATGCCAGATTGTTGTTAGTCGTGTCTCCCCAAACACCAGCCTGGGTGCCGCTAGTCGGTAATTCAATCCGAAGATTTGAGGAATACGTGCTCATTTGATTTCCTTATTTGAGAGGCGCTACTTGATTCCCAGCGAAAGGGGGAGGCGGCACATTGCCTGCCTGGAAGTCCGACCCAATTTTGCGCATTTTCATAAACAGGTCGAGACAGTCGGCAATCGAGCCCAAGGTGAGTTGCCGCATCATGAGGTTGTACTCAGCGGGGGTCAGTTCGATTTTGATGGTGTCGTTCATGTTTGTCCTTTTATACAGGTGAGGTTGGAGGGGTTGGTGAAGGTGGAGCCCACGGCAAGTTGGCATCCGTTACGGGGTCAATCTTATCGGCAATTTGTTTGGCAATCGCTCCATCCACATGCTCGGCATAAGAGTCAACGACCAGGGGTTGAATCCAACTAAGCACAATCTCTTGCGTCAACTGGTCAAACGGTACAAAGTCTGATTGACTTGGGTTGGGGGCAAACGGCGTAGCGCCGCTAAACGTACCCTTGACCCCGCTGTCGTTGGTGCCTGTTTTTGACCAGTATGTCTGCACAACGTAGTTGGGAATAGTCCCAGCGGTTGTGACTTTCATGCCTGTCACAGCCCATGTGTAGGTGATTGCCATGATTTGTTACCTTTAAGATGTGGTCAGTTCCAATGATACCGTTTTACCGAAGTTCCAGCCAATAACTTACGCTATTTGCACTGTACGTAGACCCAGGTGGAACAAACAGGGTTGAAGACAAAATTACGCTGTTTGCATAAGGACCTGTTACAAAAAACGCAACGCTATCTATATACACAGTCATGTTGCTGGCCCCGTAACTACAACAGATTATTACGGTTATTGGGCGTGATGTGCTATTAGTATATGTGGTGCCCGCCGCCCTGCTGCCTGTCACATCCTGCCAACTTTGACTTTGCCCAGGGAGGTTTGTGGCATACATTCCCCCCGCAAGGGTGTTATTGCCCGACATATCCAGTTGCCAGCGATTTGCCGCAGCAGACCAGCCGCCAATGCGCAACACGTTGTCGGAGTCCAACCCGAAGTTGACAGCGTAAGCCCCACCGCGATGGAACGACATGACAGCGCCGTTGCCGCCATTTGAATACACATTAAGACCTGCGTTTGCTGAACCATTAACGCTGCCGTTACCGTAGGAATAAAAAGTTGCCTGACAATCACTCCCGCTCCGCATTGATAAACCGCTTATAACTGAACTCCCGTTGGGGTCAACGTAATACCCGGTATTGTTTTGGTCATAGTAGATTGGAGCGCGAATATCAGTATAAACCCGCACAGCGCCGTCGCCTTCATTAACTGAAAAAGACAACGCTGGGGTTCCTGAAACAGGTGTGTAATTAAAAAACCGAACCCCGCCATAAGGTGGATATGTGTAAAACCGCATACCCGTATGCCAAGCAAACGTTAGTTTTGTATAATTCCCACCATAATTTTCAAGTTCCGTATAAATTCGGTAGTCGCCCGGCGTATTAACGCCAAAATTCAGCCCCGCAGTATTTGGGTTGGTATATGCTTGGCCTATATTATTGCCAATAACAAGCCCAGCTAAAACTGAATAACTGTTGGGATCAACGTAATACGTAGTGTCGTTGGAGTCGTAAAAGATGGGGGCGCGGGCACTGCCCGACATCTGAGTGTATGGACCAGAATAAAACTGACATATAGTGCTGGCGCTACTACTCCAAACATCTAAAGTTGCACTGTTTCTATATATTAAATAATCAGGGCCAGTATTACTTGAAAAACCAACAGCGGGATTAGCTGGATGGTATATTGATACGCCAAATGTCCCAGACATGTTGGAGTTGTAGGCATTACCTCCCAACCCCATATATCCAGCAAATCTTGCAGAACCAGTTGCATTAGGGTCGATGAAATACGTAGTGTCATTGGAGTCGTAGAAGATGGGGGCACGCATTGAAGCATTTGCTTGCCAAACTCCGTTATTTAAAATCCAACCCGATGTGAATGCCGCGCCAAAGTCCGTACCACCAACCCCGCGACGAAATACCCAGCCCCTACCGTCTGAATCCATTGTCAGGTACGTGTTATACCCGTCACCGTTACCTGTTGGGTTTGGGAAATAACCACCACTGGCTTTAAAACCAATTGCTGATGTTGTAGTGTTTCCTCCATCCCAAAGAAATAATTGATTACCTGTACCTGTTGAAGACTTATCGCCACGAACGGCAACACCATACATTGAAGAAATACTGCTTGGGTCTGCATAATAAGCAGTATCATTTGAATCGTAAAAGATGGGAGAACGTGTACTCTGGTTGATGGTTGTGTACCCACCACCATTACCTAAATAAATAAGGCCAGTTGAAGACGCTTGAAGATAAAAATCAGATGTGCCATCTTTGGTTTGCAAAGTGTTATACGCGCCGCCATACCCTACGCTCAAGTTACCAAATTGTGCCCCAACGCTTGTGCTGGAGACCAAAATATTTCCAGTCATGGTGCCGCCAGCTAATGGCAACGCCGTTGTAGCTGACCCTGCATTTGTAGCGTACCCTGCATTTGTAGCGTACCCTGCATTTGTGGCATAACCCGCATTCGTGGCAAAACCTGCGTTGGTAGCTGTTCCTGCATTGGTGGCCGTAGTAGCCAAGGTAGCCAGGGTAGCCAAAGTTGCAAGAGAGGCCAGAGTAGCCAGCGTTGCATTGGTAGCCGAAGTCGCTGATGTGGCAAAAGTGGCGTTGGTAGCCGAAGACGCAAAGGTTGCGTTGGTAGCCGAACCCGCAGCAATGCTGGACTGGGCAAGCCAAGTGGGGGCCGCTGCCCCGTTAGATGAGAGAACCTGTCCGGAAGTACCCGCCGCAGAATACGCCTGTTCAGTGCCCGTGCCGTAAGTTACCCCGCCGTTGGTCGGAGTGGCTGTGGTGTTTGTACCGCCGTTGGCAATTGGGAGCGTGCCGCTTACTGCCGTAGCCAAGCCAATCTTGCCCCAGCTTGGGGCCGAACCCACGCCGCCAGAGATCAGTGCATTGCCAACCGCTACGTCTGCGAGTTTGGCCAGAGAAGACGTTGTATCCGCATACAACAAATCTCCCACAGCGTAAGAACTAAATCCAGTACCGCCATACCCAGCACCAATAGTGGACCCATTCCAAGTACCAGCAGTGAGAGTACCAACACCAGTAATTCCTGTATAAGAACCTGACAAACGCCCAGTAGGAAGTGTCCCAGATGAGATATTGCTTGCATTGGTTGTGTCCGTAGTGGCCGAAGGTGCAAGACCTGACACCGCCCCAGCAGCGATGGCAATGGCTGTGTTGGTAGCCGTAGTGATCTGCCCTTGGGCGTTAACCGCCAGAACAGGGACTTGAGATGCGGAGCCATAAGTGGCTGCGCCCACCCCAGTGTTGGCAATGTTGAACGTGTAGGTGGGGGACTCAGACAGCCCCGTCCCTGCGGTGTAAGTGATTGGCGCAGCAAACTGCTGAAAGACAAGCGGCGTTGTGCCAACAACAATAGGAGGTGCAGTCTGCTGAACCCAAGCGGTGTTAAGGTTTACTGTGCCGCTGGTCACCAAGAAAAAGTCACCCTCGTCAATCTGGTTGACGCCTGTCCCAGCGGTATCAAAGTCGGTTGCACGAGTCAGAATAAAAGGTGCGCCGGGGGATGAGTTACCCGCTTGAGTCAACGTATAGACACCATTGTCTGCCTGCGTAGCTTGGTTCTTGATTAAGATGCGCGTACCGTTATCCGCAGGCGAAGTAAACGTGTAGCTATCAACCGTCAAAGCACCGTTGGCATTTGCGGTAAGCGTTGCCCCTACCCCAGACGTGCCGTTGTTATATGTACAAGCAGGTAAGGCTGCGGTAGTCGCATACCCCACTGCTTCATGGAAGTGGATGCCAGACGCAATGGCGTCGGCGTACTGTTTGTTGACAATATCTGTGTTGTTGACCGGGGTTGTGCTAATTGTTCCCGTGGTCAACGCAATTGAGTTGGCAGTAAGCGCATCGAACGCTTGTTGTACCGTGTAAACATTTGCCGAATCCTTGTACACCGATCGCGCAGATGGGTAAGTTACAAAGACATTCTTTGTACCCGCAGCAAAGGGAACCAATGCCCCTGCGTTGCTGGAAGACAGCACGGTGTCACGAGACAGGCTCGGGCCTGCCGAGGTATACGTACCAATACCTACTTCCCAAGCGCCGGTTGCTGGGTCGTTAATGGTGTAATAGGTGGTGTTGCCGTTGCCAATTGTCGCAAAAGACTGAAACCCAAGAACGGCCCCGCCAAGCGCAATGGTGCCCGTCCCGGTGGTTCCCGTTATTTCCTGTACTCTGTCTTTTACTACGAGTGCCATATTTATCCCTGCGTTTTTACAGTTTGCCAAGTGGTTGACTGAGCAGTGTTTACTTCTCCCCAGCCCGGCGTTTGTGCATCGTTAATTGTCGCCCAAGTGGTTGACTGTGAGGTGTTCACACTCGCCCAACTTGATGTCTGTGCCGCGTTAATCGTCCCCCAGTCCGCATTCTGGGCATCATTGATGATCTCCCACAAGAACCGAGCAAGAATTACATCCGCCCCCACTGCACTGTCTTGGATGGTAGCAAGAAAGACGGCGGAAGCCAAGAGCGAATCCAAAGCCGTTGCGACTTCGCTGACCACAGCGTTGAATGTGGAGGGGGCCACCAGAGCACTGTCGGACCCCGCAGCAGTTTCGCTTATGAGGGGGGCAAACGCGGCTTGTGCGCTAATGGAGTCAGAGGCTGTGGCAAGCTCGGACAAGAACACTAAAAAATCAACGTTGGCGCTGGTAGTGTCCGCGCCCGTGGCAGTGTCGGTGGTGCTGACAGCGAAATTTGCAAAAGCGTTGAACGTATCAGAGGCAGCGGCCGAATCCGTGACAGACGTAACAAAGTCTATCAACGCAACAGGAATATCCAGTATTGCTGCCGCTTCTGACACCGATACTGAAAAGTCTACCAAAGCGAAGAACGTGTCGGATACAGACACCACGTCCTCAAAATAAGCGGGGAACACCGCCAAAGCTGACGGTGTATCTAGTGCAGTGATTGTTTCTGCTATGGCGGCGCTGAAGTCAGATTCAGCGACAACGATGTTCTCACCAACCGCAATCTCTTCCAGAATCAAGGGCGCAAACAACGCCACCGCATTGACCGCCGTATCCGAAGCCGTTGCAGCTTCTTCAACTGCGCTGTCATAAACAGTCGCACCCCCCGCTAGAGCAGCAAAGGGCGCGGCAGCAAATGCGGATGTGCCGAACACAAAGGATTACGCAGCATCGAGGCTGAACGTGTAGGTCACATTCAACGTATCGCCACTCACCACAGTCCGGTCCCCAGGAGACTGGAAGTCGGCTTCAGAGAACAAAACCCCAGAAGTGCCGCTGCTCACAGTACACAGGAACGCGCCTGCGACAACACCGCCAGAGCTTGTGATACTGAACGAAGAAGGCGTAGCAGAGTTACTGATAACAGATGGATCAGCAGTGGTAGCCGTACCAAAAGTCACAGCCTTGCGTGAACCGCTGTAGTTGGTGAACTCGGTCCATGCTTTGGAAGCCAGAGTGTCAGTAGCAGAGTATGTCGTGCCAGAACCAGGGCCAGTCACCAAACCGAGGAAGAACGCCGCAGTGTAGGTGCTGCCTTTGAAGTACTGGGTGTTCATGTTTTGCAGCCCCTCGTTGACCACGAGGTTGTGCATCTTGTCTTCCCATTTCAGGTTGCCGTCTTTGTCCAGGCACTGAACGTGGAACACGCCACCACCACGAGCACCATTTTGCAAGGCCGTGCCAGCAACCAGACCCGCAGCCACGGTGTCGGTAGATTTAGCTTTTTCGTTGAACATAGGGTGCCCCTTATACAAGTCGAATGAGTGCCGATGTGCTTGTGTTCGCAGGCATCGTCACGGTGAAAGTGTTGGTGGATGTTTTGTTAGACCCAAAGTCTAAGACGCACACAGCGCCATTGGCCCCGGCTTTGTAGATCAACGCCCCCCTGGCAGTGATCGCACCCGTCCAAGCAGGGGATGAAAAATTGATGTACGTGACACTGCCGGATGAAGTTGTCTCAGTGTTTACAGAAGCCGTGACAATCTGCCCGCCGGCAGCGTAGTTACCCCCAGAAGCTTCTCCGGTTGTGGTGTACGCCGTTGTGGTCTGGTCAAGCGTAGCTTCGTTGGTATACAACGCCAGATAAAAGGTGTTCGACGAGAAGTTGAACGACCCGTTTATCAAGCCCGACCGGAGTGTGTTGCAACTGTAGTTGCCTGTAAATGCCATTAACGCACCCCGTTATTCTGAGACAACGGCGGCTGTCGATATTGACCACTGCGGTACGCATCACTACGCTCCAGACCGTCACCCAGACGTTGAGCCAATGCGAGGGCTTCCATGTATTTCTGGTTGTACCCGGCTATGATGTCTACCTCACCCTTCATGAAGGTGTACGCCTCAACCAAAGACCCATACAACAGCACAGAATCAAAGTTGTCGCCTAACCATGTTTGGCCAGAAGCTGCCGTGGTGATGGAAGTGGGGTAATAGTAGTAATGCAACTCAACGTTGTACACCGCCCCTGGCGTAGGACCAAGAATGAACGATAACTCGTTGGTGATTACAGGAGACGCATCGTTTGTAGTCGTTGGCCCAAACAACGCATAGTATTTAGGCACGCCAGTGTCAGTGGCTTTGGGATATGCCTGACGGATGAAGTTCACATCTTTGTTCAACAAGAATTCTTGGCCATCAGCGGTTTCAACTGCCAGCGAATATGCAGACAAAAAATCACCAGGACATGACAGATACTTGTTGCCAGTAGACGTAACCCCAGTCGCATTTTTGCGCAACGATGGGAACTGAACAGAGTTGTATATACGTTGCTCAGCCTGCGTGATGAAAGTATTGATCTGTGTCGTTGCAGACACAGTACTCCCACTCGCCAGATATACATCCGGAAACTGATTCTCGGTGTACGACTGAATCGTGTTGTACAACTCGGTGTAGTTCATCCCATCGGCCCTCTGGACATCACGCCCTTAGTAGCTGCGCCAACGCCACGCATCTTGATGCCGCTAGTCTTGACAGGAGCATAGTTGCCTTTGCTGACGCCACCCACAGACATGTTGAGCTCGTTCATGCACTCAGCACCTGTTTTAGTCGGTACTTGGTTCGACACCGAACCGCCAGTCATGGTGTGGGGCTTGGCATAGACAGCGGCATTGCCGACTTCTTTGCCCATTTGTTTGTCGCTGAATTTAGCCATTACCGACCCCTTTGGTTTGCAGCGCGGGCCATGTTACGGCCCATTGCTTTCATAGCCTTACCAGTGACGCCGCCCTTCTTGAGCTTGGTCATGGGCTTGCCTGGGTGCATAGATTTCTCGTGCTTATGCACGGCACCGGCAATCATCTTCTTGTCTTGCTTCAAATCTGCTTTGTCCATCTTCGACTCCTTATGTCGTTGCTACCGTAACTGTACCCAATTCCACGGTTAAAACCAAGCTATTTGGCGTCAACCCATCATCATTTGCCCGAGAACCCCCAACAGGGTACCAACCCCACTGAAATATCCTACTACCGCCTTCTGGAGTCCCTAGGCCGGCCTGTCCTGTACCCCCAGTAATGCTGGTCTGCAAACCGTTTGTACCTGACAAGATGTAGCTCACATCTGGCCTTGGCTCACGCACAGCCTGCGGGTCATTGACAGGATACAGACCCAGCGACAACTGCGGCTGGTCCGGGTCCCAGCAAGACTGGCAGACCTTGATGTTGTAAAGCTTGGTCTTGAGGACCTGCTTTTGAAGTTCCTTGAGCATATACCGCTGACCACAGCGATCACACTCGGCAATTGCATATTTACCGGAAGCGTACTTAGACGGCATCTGTCACCTCAGTAGAACAACTGCCGGGGGACAAACCTGTCTGCTGCCTTCTCACGGTCCTCCTGAGACGCCAACAACCACTGTTGCTCGTACTCAGACTTCAAGAACATTACCCTCTCTGGAGAGATTTCTGGGCGTTTTGAAGCGATGTAGAAGGCCAATCCTGCAACCAAGCATGGGATCAGGCGGAATGGGATGTCTTGGATGTTCACACCGCTACCCGCGTCTTGCAGGCGGCGCAGTCTCCAGTACACAAAGATGTACTGGTCACCAGGAGCATTGGGCGCAGGCCAGACGTTGATACAGGGCAGGTTCGCCACAGTCACGACTGCCCCGGTTGTATGGGATGCGGCCGTAGTGTTGTTCTGCCCACGGAAACAGTTCAGGAGTTGATTGCCTTCCACGTTGGCGTAGGCGATGGTTTCCGAGTCAATCGTGATGAAACCAGTTGTTGCCAGCCCATTGGTGGAACTAAGCGTAATGGTGGTGGCAGTCGATGAAATTGTGCCGTTCAGCGTAATACCCGTGGTGTATGACTGCGCCGTTTGACGGTTGATCCAAACTTGAATCGGACGACCTTGAGCCAGCTTGTTCGGGATAGATGAGTACGTTGACTCAGAAATGCGGGTGATGTTGATATCAATCTGATTGATGCCGTTAGCCTGAGTACGGATCACTTGGTCAAGCAGGTCAATGGTATCTGCGGGATACGCATAAATGGGCTGACCCGTGTTCATAACGATCTGCCCTTGCTCGATCGTCCACAGGTTGATACCTCGGTTTGCCCACTCGATGGTGAGCATGTTCAAACTGCGGCGTGCTGTACGGAATTCATAGCCCGTGCGAACCTCTAGACCCGCACGCTCATACGACTCCTCGATGATGTCGTTGAGGTCTAAATTAAAGACTGCGGTTCCGGAGGTGACTGCCATTATCTAAATCCCGCTGTTTTCTTTGCAATGTTTTTTGGTTGCGCTACGAATTGTTTTCCGGCTTTTTTACCTGCTCGCTTTGCCCGCGTTGTCGCAGCGTACTCAGCAGGGCTGAGACTTTTGATCGCAGCTTCTGGAAGATATCGTTCACCTGTTTTGCTAGACGGTTTTCCACTCTTGGTTCTCCATTTTTGATCGCCCCAATTTTTCAGAGAAGTCTGCGGCGCTTTCAATCTTTGTATCCCCCGCCAGCCGCCTTGTACTTCTTGGCAACAAGCTGCGCTTTACGAGCAGACCATTGCCCCGCACCCGTGCCATGAGTTGCTGCGGCTTTTACCTCAGACACAATCCGCTTGCGCAAACTGGGCTTAGTGTAGTTACCGGCGGCGTTCACCGTGCCGCCCTCTTTGTATACCTCGACATCATTCGGGTTGTCCTTGCGAACAACCTTCTTGCCTTTGGGCATCTTAGAGGCACGCATAGCGCCCATACCGCGACTGGCCATCATCAGCAAATCTTCCCACGGGTCTTACCCCGCTGAGCAATACCATCCGCACGGGAGGAAGCTGTACCGCCAGAAGCCATTTTCTTGGGTTTCTTTTTAGCGGCCGGCACGCCTTCTGGTTCTTTGGGGGGAGGCAGGCCAGAACTCTCTGTCCAAACCCCCTCTGTCAAACCTTTGGGTGGGGTATCTTTTTTCTTCTCAAGGATGTCATCCATGATTTAGCACATCTTTCCGCGAGTCTTACCTCGCTGAGCAATACCATCGGCCCGCTTGGAAGCGGATGAAACTGAGCCACCTTTGGCGTATGCGTCAGGGTTTGATTTCTTACCCCGTTCACGGATTGAGCTAAAGAAATTAGAAATTCCCCGTCCAACCGCCCCACCAATATCAGGCCTGCTAGATTCGGACTTCTTGTGCATCTTGCCATCAAACCCACGATACGATTCCGTAGATTTAGACCCCGTTTCTGCTTTGGGAGTAGATTTCTCTACGCCACGGGACTCCCGTTTCATTTCAGCGGCGGCTTCACGATTTCTGGCATCCATCTTTGCAGTGTTTGCTTTGGTCGGGCTGTTATCTTCAAGAGGTTCAGACTTCCGCGTTTTAACGGGAGCCGAGGCCGAGGCTGCTTTAGGCGTAGGTTTAGGCGACTCACTACCCCCGGTAGACCCGGTCTTTTCGTTGGAGATAATCGTCTCGTAGTCTTTTTCAGGAGACGATTTTATGGCTGAGCC